GACCAGTGCGCCTCGTGGGATCCGGCGAGCGACGCGCGTTCGCCTGATCGGCTCGACGCGCTCGTGTGGGCGATCACCGACCTCGTGATTGATCGCGCCGCGCCGCTTGCGTCGCCGCCGCCAATGTTGGTACGCTCGCAACGCCGCGAATGGTAGACACGATCACAGGCTACGAGGCGTCTGCGCTACGCGCTCCACCGAGCGCCTTTCTCGCGCGCGCGCCGTACAACGATCGTTTCCAGTACCGCCTCGGCAGCGCGCTCACGCCGCAGGCGCTCACGGCGATCCAGCGGCAGGCCGACATCGGCTACCTCTACCAATGGGTCGACGCGCTCGATGAACTGCGCGAGGCAGACCCGCACCTCCACGCCGAGCTCTTCCGACGCGAGGCGATGGTCGCTGGCGCCGCGTGGGATATCGAGGCACCGGAGGACTCGGGCGACGCGGGCGCAAAGATCGCTGACTACGTCAAGCGCGTGCTGTGCGAGCTGGACGGCCGCGGCGACATGGCGCTGTCTTTCCCCGATCTGCTGCATCACCTCCAGCAGGGCGTCTACTACGGTCGGTCGGTCGCCGAGGTAATCTGGTCGCAGGACGGTCGACGCCCGATCAGCGCGGAGTTCGTTCACCCCCGACGCCTCGCGTATGCGACCGATTGGCGAATCCATCTCTGGGACGCGACAGGCTCTGGCACGGCGATCAACGTGCCACGCACCGACGCAGAGCAGGCGTTTGCTCAGTTCCCCGGCGTGCCGCTAGACCTCTTCCCCGCGGGCAAGTTCGTCGTGCATCGCCCGCGCGTCCGCGGAGGCTATCCGACGCGAGAGGGACTCGGCCGCACCGTGTGCTGGTACTCGCTTTTCAAGCGGTTCTCCATGCGCGATTTCCTCGCGTTCGCCGAGTGGGCTGGTCGCGGTCTGCGGGTCGGGCAGTACAGCAGCGGCACAGGCCCTGATGCGCCCGTGCGCGCGGCGCCGGAAGACGTCGCTGCGTTGCAGGACGCGCTGGAGGCAATGTCGAGCACGATCTCTGTCGTGATCCCCGACACGACGCAGCTCAAGGTGCTCGACGCGCCGAACGTGAACGCAATCCATGAGCACCTCGTGGCGGTCTGCAACGCCGAGATGTCGAAGGCAATCGTGGGCAGCACGCTCGCGAGTGACGTCGGTGCCACGGGCGGCAACCGGGCGCTCGGCGAGGTGCACGAGCGAGTCACCCTGATGATCGCATCGCGCGACGCAGAGGTGCTCTCGGCGACGCTCAAGCGCGATCTGATCGCGCCGATGGTCGAGCGGCGGTTCGGTCGCGGCGCTCCAGTGCCGACGATCCGATTCGCGACCGATCCCGGTCAAGACCTCGACGCGCTGGCGAAGCGCCTCGACGTGGCGGCGCGAGCCGGGATTGCCATCTCGCAGGCTGACGCGCGTCAGTTGCTCCAGATCCCCGATCCCGCCGAGGGCGCGCCGCTCATGGTGCCGCGGTGACTGACGTCGACCTTACGCCCCCGCAGGGCGCGCAGGAGGCAGCGCGCCGTGCCCTTGCAGCGCGCGCGAAGAAGCCGCCGTCGCAGCGCGGCATGACACCCGTTGGCCTCGCTCGCGCTCGCGATCTTGCCAACGGCAAGAGCCTCTCGCCCGATACCGTGCGGCGGATGAAAGCGTTCTTCGACCGCCACCAGAAGGACAAGCAGGGCTCGTCGTGGGACGAGCAGGGCAAGGGCTGGCAGGCGTGGAACGGCTGGGGCGGCGACGCGGGCTACGCGTGGGCGCGCAAGGTCGTGCGGCAGTTGGAGTCGAGAGAGATGAGCGAGTCGAGCATTCACGCGCCGAGCGTGCCGATCACGATGGCTGCGGATCCCGTCTCGCAGTCCGTAATCCAAGTCGCCCGGGCGGGAGCCTTCAAGGGGCATCCGCAGGGCGGATTTGCGATGGACGGGGAAACCTTCGCGGGGATCATTCGGAATTTCGCCGCGTCAAAAAACCGCCGCGTGCCCGTCGACTACGAGCACGCGACCGAGATGGTGAGCGCGCCAGGCGTGCTCCAGCACGGCGCGCCTGCGGTCGGATGGGTCACGGCGCTGGAGATGCGCGGCGACGACCTCTGGGCCGTCGTCGATTGGGTCGACACGAACGCCGTCGAAGCGATCCGCAGCGGTCGCTACGCTTACTGCTCTCCCGCGATTGTGTTCGGCGCCGTCGATCCTGAGAGCGGCGAGACAATCGGCGCGCGGCTCACATCCGTCGCGCTCACGAACCGGCCGGTCCTCGACGGCATGGAGCCCCTTACGGCGCGCGACCCGCGCGTCGCATCGCTCTCGCCTGAGAGCGTGCACGTACCCGCGGCCGCCAAGGCCGAAAGGACACCCAAGATGGAAGACGAAAAGAAGATGGCGGATATGCCCGCCCCGCCGCCCAACAAGACGATGGCGCGGCTCCGCGCGATGGCCGCGAAGTACATGGCCATGGACGAGCACGAGGCGACCGAGAACGAGATCGTCGACGCCATCGAAGGCCTGCTTGAGAAGTTCGAGCAGTCGCAGATGGCCGAAGCGGCGAACATGAGCGATCGTGTGATCGCTGAGGGCCGCGCCCCCGCCGCCGCTCGCGATCGTCTCGCGAAGCTCTGCCGCGCCGACCGCGCGACGTTCGACGCGCTCTACCCCGGGGGCGAGGCCCCTGCGGCCGACGCCAAGCTCATGAGCGCGCGCGTTGCCCCGCAGGGCGGCGCCCCCGCCGAGCGCGCCCCCGCCGCCCCTGTGCGCCACGCCGACGCCGCCGCGGACCGCGCGGCGCGCCTGATGTCGGCCGGAACGCTCGACTACAGGACCGCCCTTCTGCAGGCCTCGCGCGAGCTCCGCGATGAGGCTCTCCAGCCCATCACCGCCATCCTCGGAGGCCTCAAGTGACTACGTCCCGTCGCAACATCCAACTCGTCGCCCCTTTCGCCGTGTCGTCGCTGACGGCCGTCGAGGGCGCCGTGCTCGTGCAGGGCTCGGCTGACAACAGCGCCGCTCTCCCCGCGGGCGCCGACCCGAACCCCGTGAGCGTCGCCCTGCTCGGGCTCTCGCTCTTCGCCGTGACCTCGACGCAGACCGGCGCTGACGTCGTGACCGCCGGCATCTTCCCCGGTGTCGCTGCCGCGTCGATCTCGCGCGGGCAGGCGCTCACCGTCGCCAATACCAGCGGTGGCGTGAAGGCGGCTGCCCCGGCCGCGGGAGCGAACGTCGCGATCATCGGCTACGCCATGGAAGACGCCTCGTCGGGCGAGCGCGTAGCCATCGACATCCGCATCGGCGCCCTGCAGGGCGCGTGAGGTAGAGACCGTGAACATCAACGAACTCCAGCAGCAGATCCTCGGCGCTCACGGCATGGGCGCTGGCGACGTGGCTCACGTCATGAGCCTCTCGCCGTCGACGGTGCACATCGACCGCGCGCTCACGAACCTGGTCGCGCAGTACAACAACCGCGATTACATCGCCGACTACGCCCTGCCTGTGCTGACCGTGAAGCACCGCTCGGACAAGATCTTCGCGTTCCCGGTGACCACGATGCAGGAGATCGCCGACTCGGCGGTGGCCGGCGTCCGTGGGCAGGTGAGCGAGGTGAAGTACTCGCTCAACTCGAACCTCACCTACGCCGTGAGCGATTACGCGCTCATGGATTTCGTGAGCAACGACGAGATCGCCAACGCCGATGCGCCCCTGCAGCCGAAGATCTACGCGCAGGACATCGTGATGAACTTCCTCATGCTCGCGCGTGAGAAGCGCGTTGCCGACGTGGTTTTCGGGTCGGGCAACTACGGCGCGAACACCGCCGCGCTCTCGGGCGCCGACCGCTGGGACACCGCCACGAGCGATCCCATCCAGAAGATCGAAGACGCCATTGAGTCGTGCTTCGTTCGCCCGAACACGATGATCATCGGCGCGCAAGCGTGGATCAAGCTGCGACAGAACCCCAAGGTGCTGCAGTACATCCTCTCGCGCGCTTCGACCGCCGCGGGCGCCGTGCCGATGCGCGTGAACGAAGAGCTCTTCGCGGAGGCGTTCGGCCTCGACGAAGTGCGCATCGGTCGCGCGAAGTACAACACCGCGGCCGAGGGCGCCACCGCGTCGTCGGGCTACCTCTGGGGAAAGTCGTGCGCGCTCATCCGCGTCGAGAAGACCCCCTCGCCCCGGGCGACGAGGACCTTCGGGTACACGTTCCGCTTCGGCGCCATCGAGACGCGCGAGATCGTCGACAACCTCCGCGGCGTTCGCGGCGGCGTGTTCCTCAAGACGTCGCACTCCGACTCCGAGTTCGTGATCGGTGGCGAGACGACGGGCTTTCTCTACACAACGGTCGTCTCCTGATGGCACGGCGCCGCGCGACACAAGCGGCGCCGACGCCGCGAGAGCCTGCGGAGACTAGCGCCCCGTCGTTGGTTCCGCAGGCACCTCGCTACCTCGCTCGCGTGGTGATCCACGCGGGCTACGGGATCACGTATCAACCAGGCGACGAGATCCCCGAGCGCGTTGCGTTCGACGGGTTCACCGAGGGTAGAGAGTATGACCGAGCAGACGACGATCGCGACCTCGGCTGATCTCACTGCGCGCCTGTCGACGCAGGTATACACACGGCTCTTCGCCAAGAACGGCGGGAGCACGGTAGATACGACGTTCCGTGATCTGTGCATCGCAGAGGCGAACTCACTGTTCCGCACGATGACCCGCGTTGCGTTCGCACAGGGCGTCTACGCGACGACGGACACGGTTGACCCGGCGCTCGTCGGTTGCGTCGTCGACCTCGCTTGCGAGATCGCCGCGCGGCGCCACGGGCTGTGGGACGAGCAGGGGAGCTTTGCCGAGCAGGGGCGTCGTGCGCGCGAACTGATCAAGCAACTCAACCGCGACGCCGATGCGCGCGCCCCGGGCTCGACGCAGACGCCTCCGTTGCCTCGGGCGCAGGCGCTCAACGTGCAGACCTCCGTCGGGCAGAACACGAACGTCTGGAACCGCATCGCCGACTACAAAGACACAGGCGGCTTCTGATGTCGCTGGTGGGCGCCGTCGACGCAATGCGCTCTGCGGTCGTGCGCGCGCTGCCTCCGGCGCTCGCGGCAGGAGGTCGTCTTGTCGCGGCGTTCGCGAAGGCAAATCACCCATACGTCAACCGCACCTTCCGCCTGCAAACAAACACCGAGTACCAGTTCACCGAGGGCTCGTTCGAGGCGGGCTATCGCGTGCGCGTAGACGGCGGGATGCCGTACGGATCGTTCGTCGAGAACGGCACAATCCGCTCGCGTCCCTACCCGTTCATGTGGCCCGCATGGCGCGCGATGCGTGATACTGTCGCCGAGGTAGTCGCCGCCTCCATGGTCGGCGCAATCGAGCGTCTTCCATGAGCCTCGCCACAATCGACTCTGCGATCCTCACCGCGCTTGCGGGCGCCGTTGCGGTGCCTGCTACGAGCTCCGCGCCGTTTGCGCTCGCGGGGCGCTACGCAGGCCCCGTGACCCGCGAGGGACTATCGCGCATCTGCGGCGGTCAATTCCCGTCGGCGCTCCTGCGGTTCGACGGAGAGCAGCCGCAGCGCATCGTCAACACGCTGGCCGGTGTTGAGGACCGAGGCATCGCGACGTGGTCGATCATCGTTGCGCTCGAGGAGCCGCGCGCGGTCGACGACGCAATCAACCAAAGCGCTGCGGGCGCTGCGGGCATCCTGCAGTGCCTCGACGTAGCCATTGGCGCCGTCAACGGTCTGATCGTAACGCCCGCCGGTACGACGTGGCGTGATCGCCCACTGCGAGCCGCCGCAGCCGTGCCAGAGCTCGTCGACGAGGGCGTCTGCTACGCCTACTCGGTGCGCATCGAGGCCATGCGCGACCTCGACCAGGCGACCAACCCCGACCCGGGCGCAGGCCTGCCAGAGCTCAACCCCGTCGTCGGCGCCGTCGATCTTGAGGGCACCGCGTTCGAGAGCAGCCCGTTCGTTTCATTCACCTCGGAGCCCAACCCATGATGCTGTTGATTCAAGCCGTTGAGGGCCGTCACCTCTCAATGGTCGACGCGCGCGGCGTCGCCCTTCGGGGGCGATTCGCCGGTCGCGACAGGGCCGGTGCGCCCCTCGCCGATGGCGAGCTCGTGCCCGATCACATCCACTATCGCCGCGCGATCTCGCGTGGTGACGTCGCCCTCGTGGCAGAGCAGGAGTAGCAATGGCGATCTCGATTCCCGGCCTCGCGGCGTCGACGAAGACCCCGAGTGTCTATCTCAACGTTGTGCTCGGTGGCCCCGGCACGAGCGCGGGTGCAGCCCCGCAGAAGATCCTGCTGATCGGAAACAAGATCACGACGACTCTCACGGGCGCCGCTCCGGCGTTCGAGGTCGGCATGGGTCTGATGGCCAACGCGACGCCGACTTTCTGTGCGTCGACCGATGACGCGCTCCAGCTCGCGGGACAGGGCTCGGAACTGCATCGGATGGCGCGCGCCGTGTTTGCGCAGGATCCGACCGCCAACGTGTGGCTCGCGTCGTGCGCCGAATCGGCGGGCGCGGCAGCTTCGGCAGCGCTCACGGTCGCCACGACGGCGACGGGCGCGTTCTCGGTGCGTCTGCGCCTCTGCGATCAGGTGCTCGACGTTGCCGTAGCGTCGGGCGACACCGCGACGAGCATCGCGACGAACATCGCGACCGCGATCAACAACGCGGCTGACCTCCCGTACACGGCGCAGTTCGCCCTCGGCGTCGTGACGATCACGGCGAAGAACAAGGGGTTGCGAGGCAACTCTCTGATCGTCGACGCGTACATCACCGCGCCCTTCACGCCGATCGAACTGCGGATCACGTCGTCGTCGACCTCGTCGCCGTTCGGCACGACGTTCCAGTGGACGTCGGTCGGCTCGGTGATCGGGCAGGAATACCCGCTCTCGGGCGGCACGACGGCGGATTCCATCGCCAACGTGCTCGCGTCGGTCGCGGCGATGAAGTTCGATCGCATCGTGGTCGCCTCGAACGACGCGACGAACGTCGGTCGGCTGGTCACGCATCTCGACAGCCTCGCAGCCGTCACCGTGGGCCTGCGTCAGCAGGGCATCGCGACGACCATCGACACGCTCGCCAACGCGACGACGCTTGCCACCGGGCGCAACGCCTCGCGTCTCCAGATTGCGTGGCACTACGCGTCGAAGATCCCCGGCCCTGAGGTCGCCTCCACGGTAGCCTCCGCGCGACTCGCGGGTGACGGATCGCTCGGTGGTTCGCTCGTGGGCGAGTCCAGCGACCCCGCTGCGAACCTCGACGGCGTCCAGCTCGCCACCGTGCTCGCGCAGACGGGCATCGCCGATCAGCCGACGTCGACGGAGGTCGAAAGCGCGCTCAACAACGGACTCGCGGTGCTCACCCCGAGCGGCGCGCGCCCCGGGTTCTGCGTTCTCGCGCGCAGCATCACGACGCGCTCGCTCTTCAACGGCACGCCGAGTTACTCGGTGATCGACACGGCGTTCGTGACCGTGTGCGACTACGTCGCCGACGATCTGCAGATCAGCATCGCGACGACCTATCAGGGATTCAAGCTCGGCGCTGACAGCGCGAGCGGGCTCCCGCCGCTCTCCCCGCGCGTGACGACGCCCTCGCTCGTGCGATCGTACATCCTCGACCGTCTCGCGGGCTACGAGGCTCGCGCGATCCTGCGCGACGTAACGATCAACGCGTCTCTTCTCGTGGTCGAGGCCGACTCCGTGGTGAGCGGTCGCCTCAACTGCGAGATTCCCTGCGAGCCCGTCTCGGGCCTGCACATCGTCGCTGGCAACGTGCGCCAGCTCGCGAGCCTGTGAGGAGCTGACAGATGGCAACCGTATATTCAGGACCGGGCTTCGTGACCATCAACGCCGTGCCGGTGCTGCAGTCTTCGAGCATCGACTTCGACGTCGACACGCAGAACAAGGACGTGCAGACGCTTCTGCTCGGCACCGCCGGGTTCAGCGTCGGGCCGCAGAAGGTCATGGTCCGTGTCGACAACGCAATCCCGCAGTCGGGCATGGAGTTCAACTGGGTCGCGCTCGCGCTCGCGCAGCAGGTCGTGACGCTCGGGTTTCGCCTCGCCGGCACGACCTACACGTGCACGGGCGACATCCGCACCGTCAAGGCGGGCACGAAGGTGGCCGACGCCAACACCGTCTCGTGGGAGTTCCACGGGAAGATCACTTCGACGGCGTGACGTGGTAGCCTGCGCGCGTGAGCGATCTTGACCGCTTCCGCGTAGGCTCTCCTCTCGCAAAGCTCCTCGCGGGTCGCGCGCGCCCGCACAAGGCCTTCGACCTCGACATCGTACGCCTCGACGGCAAGAGCACTGTGCGCCTGGCGGTGCAGGCGCTCACTGCCGACGACGCCGCGCGTGCTCATGCCGAGGCCATAAAGTGGCTCGTGAGCACGGGCGGGTGGCACCGCGAAGACCTCATCGGCGACGCGGGCGATGCGGTGCTGAACCTCGAGGTGATGGTGCAGACGCTCGCGCGCGCGCTGGTCGATCCTGAGAAGCCCGACACGCTCTTCGCTGCCGACGCGGCAGAGGTGCGCCGACATTTTGAGGTCGACGAAATCCGCGCGTGTTGGGACGAGTATCTGTCGTGGTCGCAGGAGCGCTCGCCGTTCCGCTCGCTCAAGACTCTCGACGAAGTTCGCGAGGTAGCTGACGCGCTGGGAAAAGGGCAGGCCTCCATGATCAGCTTGCCGCGCTACGAGTACGGTACGCTGCGCGCCATCATCACTGCACTGGTCGACCGGCGTGCGACATGGACGACGGCGAACTCCTCGGGTATCTCGCAGCCGACCGTCTCGCACGACGACTCCTCCGAGAGCTTGACCCCGACGATTGAGATCCACGAGGGCTAGGTTATGGCGCGCGCGGTACTCGAAATCGACGCCAACACATCGGGCATCGCGGCAGCGTTCGGCGCGATCCGTACGCAGGCGCAGGAGACAGAGCGCGCCGTGCGCGGCTCGCTAGGCAATCTCTTCGCGGGCATCCCGCAAGGCTCGCGACGTGCGCAGCAAGCTGCGTCGCGCGATGCGCAGACGATGAGCCGTGATCAGGAGCGCGCTGCGCAATCGAGCGTGCGCGCGTTCGTCCGCGGCGAAGAGCAGAAGCGCCGCGCGGCGCAGCTTACCGCAGAGGGTCGCGCGCGCGCCGAGCGTCAAGCGACGGAGATCGCGCGTTCGGAGTCGCAGCGTCGGGGGCTTACTGCCGAGCAGGAGGCTCGGCTGCGGCAGACAGCGCTCGAGCGCGTGACACGATCTGTCGAGGGCGAGGAGCGCCGACAGACGCAGGCCGTCGAGCGCGAGTCTCGACGTCGTGAGCGCGCGGGCCGCGATATCGGGATCGGGCTCCGTCGCGGTCTCAACGTTGGCGGCGACGCGGCGCTCAACGTCGCGCGGCAGGCGCACTCGCAAATCCAAGACGCTCGGCGTCAGCGCGCCGAGAGCGAGCACACGCTCAACGCGGCGTTCTACCAGGCGGGCATCGGCGGCGGTGAGTCGACCGCGATGCGCGCGCGGCTTGAGCGCGAGATCTCTACGGGCGGGCTGCGCGGGCTGTCGATGGATCAGGTCTCGGGCGCTCTCATGGGCGCGCAGACGCAGTTCTCTGCTCTCTCGGGCGCGAACCCCGCAGAGCGCGCGGCGCGCTTCAACCGACAGATCGAGCTCGCGCGATTCGCCCGCGCGACGTTTCAGGATCCCGGTGAGGTAATGCGCGTTGCGGGGATGCTCTCGCAGCAGGGCGTCGGCAGCGCCGATCAGATGGCCACGCTCCGGTCGCTCACGGGGATGGCGCAGGCGGGGTCTATCGAGCTCTCAACGCTCACCTCAACCGCGCTGGGACCGCTCATGGCAAACGTGTCGCGCTCGGTCAGCGCCACAATGGCGCCGGCCGAACGCGCGTCGGCAGTCCAGCGCGCGGTGTCGGAGACGATGGCTGTCGGCGAGCTCGGCGCGGCCGCAGGTCTCTCCCCGCGCGACTCGCTCAACGCTCTCGCGAAGATGCGCAGCAGCGTCGAGAATCCGATGGTCGCTGATCGGCTCGATGCTCGCCTTCGCGCGACGGGGCGCGAAGACCTGGCAGGGCAACTCGTCACGCGTGACGCGCAGGGCCGCGCGCAACTTCGAGATCGCAACCCTATCGCTCTGATGTCCTCGCTCGTCTCGGGCATGGGGGGCGACGCGAACGCAGTCAGCAATCTGCTGTCGGCGGGCGGGCGCAACGCTGCGATGGTGCTCGACTCGCAGCAGCGGCGGCTTATCCTCGGGATGGCCTCGCAGACGGGCAGCGGTCAAACGGTCGCACAGCGCGTCGCGCAGATGGAGGCAGCGGGCACGCGCTTCGGCGTGGGCGACATTGCGCGCGGAGCTGCCATGGTCGAGGGCGAGCAGCGCACGGCGCTGCAGGCCTCCGAGGAGACGCGGCTCGGCGCGCTCACCGACAACACCTCCGCGATGGTGCAGCTCTCGAACGCGATCAATGGCTGGACGGTGCGCAATCCTATTGCGGCTGCTGGCATCCAATCGGGCGGTGGGCTGCTCGGCGGCGCGCTCGGCGGCGCGTTGTTCCCGCGCGTCGGGCAGGCGCTTGCGGGCACCACCTTGGGCGGGTGGCTTACGGGTGGCGGCGTCGGCGCTAGCCTCATTGCCGCAAAGGCGTCGGTGATTGCGGCGCTCGGCTCAATGGGCGGCATCGGCGCTACCCTCGCGGGGTCGGTCGGCGCGGCGGGCGTAGGCACCGCAGGCGCCGCTGCGCTGGCGTCCGCAGGGGCGGGCCTCGGCGTCGGCGCGCTCGTCAATCGCGCGCTCTACAGCGACGTCACGGGGGCCACCGAGGGCGGCGTCGCGACGGGCACAGCGCGCGGGCAGGCGTCGTACACGAACCCCCTCAGCGCGGACTTCTGGCGCGGCTTCGGCACGTCTCTCTCGCAGGCCGTGCGAGACGGCATGAGCGACGCCACCGTTACCGCAACCGTCTCGCCCGTCGACGCCACGCACGCCGCAACGCAGGGAGCGCCATGACGGACTTCGATAGACTGCCAGAGGCTGAATACCGGGGGATCCGATTCCCCCTCGAGACGAGCGACATGGAGGGCGGCAACGACTTCGTTGAGCACACCGCCTATCGTCGTCGCGGGGCAGACATGGAGCCCGCGGGCGTCAAAGCCTATCGAGGCTCGCTCACGATCCCGCTCATCAACACCGGGCCGCTCGTGGCTCGCTACGGGACGCTGTGGCCCGACCTGCGCGGCGACCTCATCGCGGAGTTCGAGGCGCACCCCATCGGCACGCTGGTGCACCCGACGTGGGGCACGCTGGAGATCGCGGTTCAGTCGTGGTCGGCGAGCGACGCGCCCGAGATGCGAAATGGCCAGCGACTCAAGGTTTCGTTCGAGGAGCACAACGCCTCGCTTGCCTCGCTCGTGGGCCTCGACGGTGCCGTGACCACGGACCCGACGACGACCGTGCAGACGCAGGCGCAGACCGCCGACGCGCTCGGCGCGCCCTACGCGGGCTACACGCCGATGGCGCCGGACATCACAGCGACGCTGGATATGCTCGAATCACAAACCCTGCTCGCGCAGTCGCAAGTCGTGTCGGCGCTCACGACGATGCAGGGGCTCGTCACCTCGCGTCTGGCGCTACCGTCGCTTGCCGTTGCGACGGCGCACGCCGTCGTCGTGGCGCTGCTCGCGGTGCGCGTCGCGGTGCAGGGATACGCCGCTCGCTACGCGCCCGGGATCGTCGGTGTGCGGTACTTCGTGGTCCCCACGGAGATGAGCGTCGCGGACATCGCGCAGCGCCTCTACGGCGATCTCTCAAAGACTTCACTGATCTACGCGGCCAACAGCTTCGTTGATCCGCTGCTCGTCACCCCCGGCACCGTGGTGACGGTGCTCCCCGCGTCGTGATTGACCCGAGCGCGTACGATCACTCGGTCGACCTCGTGCTGTGCACGACAGGCACGACCATCGACGTGTGGGACGAATACGTCATCACGCTTGATATGCTGCAAGCGGGCAACGCGTGGACCTTTGCGTTCTGGCGCAGCGCTGCACGACGCACGACGTGGGACGTAATCAAAACGCTGGTGCGCGCAGGCGACGACATCGGGCTCTCTATCGACGACGCGTGTCAGCTCACAGGGCGCATTGAGACGATTCGCACGGAGGCCGACCGCAAGAGCGGCGCGACGGTGATCCTCTCGGGACGCGACCTCGCAGGCCCCGCGCTCGACTTCGACGCAGACCCGACGCTCAACGTCCGCAACCTCGCTCTGGGCGAGGCGCTCCCACAGATCTTCGGGGCGCTCTCAATCCCATGTCGCGTGGTCGACTCGGCAGCCAACGTTCGTGTCACCACGGGCCGCGCAGCAGGGCTGCGCGGCACCTCGCAGACTGCTGCTCGCTCGGTCGTCGTCGACCGCGCGCACCCTACGCCTGGCGAGAAGTGCTGGGCGTTCGCCGACTCTATCGTGTCGCGGCTCGGGTACTTGTGCTGGGTGGCCCCCGACGCTGAGCGAGGACTTGCGCTCGTGGTCGACGTGCCCCGCACATCGGGCGCACCGTCGTACGTGCTCCTGCGACGCGAGATCACGGGCGGCTCAGGTGGCTACGAGGGCAACATCCTGACGGGCGGCGAGACCGTGAGCATCAAGGGCGTGCCTACGACGGTCAGCGTCTACACGGGCTCAGATCGCGGCGCGGCAGTCTCCTCGCGCTCGGCGTCGACGACGTTCAACGTCGGGCTTACGGACCCTGCGGTGTCGCGCGGCCTCGTGCTGGACCCGCCGCCGCCGCAACCGAGGCACATCCGATCTCAGCGGGCGCGCACGCGAGCTCGCGCGGCGCAAGAGGGCTCGCGCACGATCCTCGAGGCCATGCGCGGATTCCGCAGCTACGAGTGCACCGTGCGTGGCCACGGGCAGACCGTCGACGGCGTGCGCACGCTCTTCGCGCTAAACACCGTGGCGCGCGTGCGCGACGACGTCTGCCTCGACTCGCAGGGCGCGCCGCTCGACGAGGATATGCTCATCACTGGTCTGGAGTTCCGTCGCAGCCGCACTGGTGGTACGCTCACGCGGCTGCGTCTCGTGCCCCTCGGCGCGCTCGTTGTGGAGCCCTCCAGTGGATGATGTGATCCTTGAGTTCGGCAAGGTGCTAGCGATCACGTCATCGTCGTCTACGCGTGCCGTGACTGTTCAGATCGCGGCGGTGGGACAGGAGGGCGCCGACGACTCCGCGGAGCGTGGCGACGACGTCGAGGTGTTGCAGCCTGCGGGACTCGCTGCATCGCCCGCGCTTACGGCTACTGCAGAGGCGGCGTACGTTCGTCTCGACGATCGTCAAGTTGCGCTCGCGCTCATCGATAAGGGCGCGCCTGCGCAGACCGTCGAGGCTGGCGAGGTGCGGCTCTACGGGTGCGGCGCGCTCAACGCGACCGCGAACGTGCGCGTGCTCCCTTCGGGCGGCGTCGAGGTCAACGCGAAGACCGGGCAGAGCGTCACCATCGTGGCTCCCGCGGCGGGCGTGGTGATCTTGCAGAACGGATCGCAGGCCTTCGTGCGCGGCAACGACTTCTCCTCAGCGCTCAACACGGGCCTCGACGCAATCGCAGCGCTCAATCTCGCAGTCGGAGTATTCGCAACGGCAGCGGGCACGTTCCTGCCTCCGTTGGCGCCCGCGGCCGTCGTCCTCAACACCGCCATCGGCGTGTGCAACACAGCGCTCAACGTGCTCAAGGCGTCGTCGAGTGTGTGGCTCTCGACGAAGGTGCTCGGCCAATGACATACGCTGTCACGCGACGACGCGCGCCTGCAACGGGCGAGGTAATTATGAGCGGAAACGCGTGGTCGCGATCGACGGCACCAATGTCGGAGATCGTCGCGATGACCATGCGCACGCAGCTCGGCGCGTGCCTCGTAGATCCCGAGCTCGGCGTCGATTGGGCGCGCGTGTCGAAGAACGCGACGGGCGCCTCGGCGCTCGCGCGCACCACGATTGAAACGGCGCTCGCCAGGTATGTGCGCGCGGGACAGATTGCAGATCTTGCCGTGACGTGCGAGGTGTCCGGCGGGCGTCTGCTCTACGAAATTTCCTACCGCGATCCTCGCGCGACAACGCTCGTGCGGACACGACTCACCGGAGCGATCTGATGGCCTTTACGGTGCGAACGCGCTCGGAGATCCGAGATCAGCTCCTGTCGTACTGGAGCGCCGAGTACGCTCTTCGTGGCGAGACGCTTTTGACCTCGGCGGGCTCCGACGCCTACTTGCTCGCGTCGCAGATCGGCGTCGTTCAAGAGGCGCTCGACGCGCAGGCCTCGCAGATTGCTCGCGACATCTTGCCGGATCAGGCGTCGTCGACCTCGCTCGCGCGCTTCGGCGAGGTCTATGGCATCGCGCGCCCCGCGGGCACTGACGCGACGCTTGCAGCGCAGGTGACGGCCGCTGCGCCGCTCACGACGTACGCAATCCCCGCCGGCACGCTGCTCGCGTACACCGACGGCTCGCTCTATCTCGTGAGCAGCACGAGCATCACTACCGACGGGGCGTCGCACGCGACGATCCTTGCGACCTCGACGACGATTGGCAGCGCGAGTTCTCGCAGCGTTGGCGACGTGCTGACGTTTCAGACGGCGCCGGCTGGACTCAACCCGACAGCGACCGTTACGACGGCTGTAGCGGGCACCAACGCAGCGACCGACGACGTCTACCGGGCGCTGATCGTCGCGCGTCTGCAGGAGCGTCCAGCTAGCGGCAATCGAGCCGATTGGCAGGCGTGGGTGTCGGGCTACCGCGGCACGTCGATCGTCGACGCCTACGTCTATCCTCTCCTCCAGCCGCCTGCGAGCAACCCCGGCAACGGCACTGCCAACGTGCTCGGCTGCGTCACTGTCGTGGCCGTCGGCCCCGCACAGGGCGACTCGACGACGAACACGCGCATCGTGCCCGCCGACGACGTGTCGACGCGCGTTGCAGGCGGGCCGCTCCTGCGCGTGATCGACTACGTCGAGGGCACTCGCACCGCGGATGGGACGCCGACCGCGACGGGCGTGCAGTTGCGCCCCGTGACGATGGGCGCTGCGGACTACACAATCCAGACGATCAACGTGCAGTCGCAGAACGTTCAGCTCGCGCTCACGGTAACGACCGCAAACGCTTTCCCCTTCGTGTCGTCCCCGGGTGTGAGCGCCACCTCCACGAGCACCGCGCTGATCGTTTCGGGCAACTACGGCGCGGGCGGGCTCGAGGATCTCTCGGGCCTCTCGGCGCTCGTGTTCATCGGCACCGCGAGCATCCGCGGGGGCTACCAGCAGGTCACGCTAGGCACGGGCACCTACAACGGCGGGACGGGCTTTACGACGTTTCCTGTCGCGCTCTCGCACGCGCCCGTCACGCCCTCGTTCGTCTATGCGGCGCCGCCCTGTTGGGCTGCTGTGCGCTCTGCGGTGTTCGCGTACTTTGACGCGCTTGCGCCGAGCGACTCTTCGCCCGCCTCGCGGTGGCCCTCGGAGGATGCGAGCGGTGATCGCTCGACGCTCTACCTGAGCGCGCTTGCGGGCGCGATTACTCGCGTCGACGGCGTGCTCTCGTGCACGGTCACGACGCCCGCCGTCAACACGTCGCCCTCGACGTGGAAGACCGTTCTCACGCTCGGCTCACTGCTGGTGACGCCGTGACCCAGATGCAGTCGTTGCCGACGTCGAGCACTACGGCGCGCGCTTCGACGCTCGCGATCGCGCGTCAGATCCTGCGCTCCGTTGGGCCTGGCTGGCAGGCTCCGCAGGATTCGCTCACCGCCGCTGACGCGCTGGCCTTTGCGGCATCGCTCGACGATGGACGCCTTGAACTCCTCTCCGTGCTCGACCAGGCGTTTGCGTCTAGCGCAACCGAGCTCCTTTCGGAGCTTGAGGCGCTCTACAGCCTGCCCGTCGATGCGGGGCTCGCCACGAGCGAGCGGCAGGCTCGACTTACCGCCTACGTGCGCGCTTCAAGCGCAGGCACGCCCGACTCGATTGCGTCCGCGCTTGAGGCGCTGACCGGCGGGCCGTGCAGCGTCGGAGATTCGACCCCGGGCGGTCGAAGCGTGTTCCTCTTTGCGTGCGTTGTGCCTCTTGGATTCGTGCAACTCGCGGTGAAGAACGCGCGCGTGCGAGCTCTCGTGGATCGTATGAAACCCGCGCACACCGACTACACTGTTGTTAACGCCGTCGGGTTCTACTGCGACGGCTTCAACAACACCTTTCTCGACTGCACCGCGCTCGGGAGCTGACCATGGATCGCGTCGCCACCTACACCACCAACGCCATCGTCACGAGCACGCAGCTCAACACGATCCAAGATCGCGCCGCGGGCGGCGTGCCGTCGACTACGGGGCTTCTCACCGGCGCAAATCCAGGCGAGCGACTGCTCTGGTGGCAGAGCGCAAGCGACATTGCAAACGGCGCCATTCTGACCGTCGACACGGCATCGTGGAAAGACTTCGTCGTGTCGTGGGAGCTGTTCCTCGCGGCGGGCGCGCTGCAGGATATCGGCGCTGCCAACGACTACGTTTTCGATTCGGGAACGCAATCGCGCGGCGTCGGGTATCTCGGAAACGGAGCGCAAAACTCAACCGGCGGTCAGGTCACCAACGGCAACCCTCCGGTGCGAGCCGCAGGCGCATCGTGGGCTGCTG